ATGACCCCCTGCAAACAGGCCCGGCGCATCCATGTGAATTCGATTTCTTCCCCCCCTTCCAAATGGCGCGAGCGCGGCGGCGGGTTGCTGTTCGCGTTGCTGTTCAACGGCCTGTTGCTGCTGGCGTTGCTGACCCTGGCGCCGGAGCCGGTGGTGCGGCTGCCCGATTTCCGCAATCCCGTGACCTTCGAGATGGCGCCGGGGCAGAAGGCGGAAAAGGCCAAGGCCAAGGCGGAGAAGAGCGAGAAGAAGAAGCAGGAGAAGTCCGCGCAGCGCAAGGCGATGCCGGTGGTGGTGAAACCCGACCGGCCGGTGGTGACGCCGACCGAGCAGCAGCCCTCGCCCCTGCCTTTTCTGGTGATGGACCGCCAGCAGATGGCGTCGGCGGATATCGGGAAGATGGCGAAGCAGGGGGCGGCCGACGGCGCGACGGGCCAGGGGAACAGCGCGGCGGTGGCCGGGCCGGGCGAGGGACCGGGCGGGGTGCAGTTGTTCGAGGCGGAATGGTATCGGCGGCCTACTCCCGCGGAACTGGGCGGATATCTGCCCGCCAACGCGCCGGGCAATGGCTGGGGCTTGGTCGCGTGCAAGACGGTCGACCATTATCATGTCGAAAATTGCCAGGCGTTGGGAGAATCGCCGGTGGGGTCGGGCTTTGCCAAGGCGGTGCGGCTGGCGGCGTGGCAGTTTCTGGTGCTGCCGCCCAGGGTCAACGGCAAGGTGATGGTGGGAAGCTGGGTGCGGATCAGGATCGATTATACGCGGCAGGTTGCGGGGTCGGCGGAGAGTGGGCATTGATTTAACCCATATGGAACATTTTTATTGACATCGTCACGCTGTTCTGGCACATGTTGCGACAGTGGAAAAATATGAGTCGCCGGGAAGGCGCATGGGGCTGGTCTTTGACCGGCCCTTTTCATTTTGGGCGGCTTTCATTTGGGCGTGGGGGGATGGACATGGCGGATGAGGCGAAGGAGGCGCGCAAGAGGCCGCGCTTCACGGGGCGGGCGAAGGGCCCCGACCGGGAGCTGGTGCTGGGCAATAGTCAGCAGGGCGAGGCGGGGAGCGGCCCGCAGAAGCGGGCGGCGCGATCGGACGCATGGTCGGCGGAATCGCGGAAGATCTTTCTGGAGACGCTGGCGCTGACTTGCAATGTCAGCGAGGCGGCGCGGGTCGTGGGGCGGAACCTGTCGACCGTCTATTATCAGAAGCGGCGCGATCCGGCCTTTGCGCGGGCGTGGAAGCAGGCGCTGAGCATCGGGCATGAGGAATTGAAGGCGCTGATGCTGCGGCAGGCGCTGTTCGGCACGGAGGAGGAGGAGATCGTGCTGGACGCCGAGGGCGCGGTGAAGAGCCGGAAGATCAAGCGCGGGCATCCGCATATGGTGCAGGCTATCCTGTTCAAGGCGCATCAGCAGGAAGTGGCGGAGATGCTGGAGCAGGAGGAGGTCGAGAAGCCCGATGGCGAGGATGCGGTGATGCGGTTGCGCAAGGCGCTGGAGTTGGTGCGGGAGAGGCGTGGGGGGTAGGGTTTTGGGTGGAAAGTGGACTGGCGGCTTAAGCGTTCATGGTTGCAAAAAGCCGACCCTAATGCCGCTCCACATTCCGCAGTTTCTGTGCCTGTTTTTCCTGCCAATCGGTGCGGCTATATCCTGAGAACCAGCGATAGAAGGACCATCCCATAAGCATCAGGGTCATCGCCATCCCAACTGGTAAGCCCCAATCATAAAGAACATCGCCCTGCTCCGCGTCGAACAGATGCCCCACAAAGGCGACAACAACGATAGGAACGCACCACATCAACCGCTGGGCGAATGCAAAGACCGGGTTGTAGCGTCGCCGCTCCCAATCTCTATCCATCCATGCCGAAAGTGCTTTGAACGGTTTCATTCCCTTTCAATAGCATGGCCAAAGGGCGACGGCTATCGAGTAGGAACCTGTCTGACGTTATAGCCGACTTTGGTCGTTTGCGGCCGGGCCGCTTTGGGGACGCGGCGAATGACCCTATCGTAACGAGCCTCGCTGCGCTCGACTACCCACCCCGGCCCCTCCCTTCAGGGAGGGGAGGAGAGAGGTTGGGGAGGGGGCGTGACCTGCGTATTTCCCCTCCACCACTCGCTTTGCGAGTGGTCCCCCTCCCCATCTTTGATGGGGAGGAATTTTATTGGGGGGCGTGGCGGAGGTGGATCAGGGGGTAGGGGCGGCCCTGGCCATCAAGGGCCGAGCGGCCGGTGCGGGCGAAGCTGAGGGCTTCGTAGAAGGCTATGGCGCGATCATTCTGTTCGTTGACGTCGGTGGTGAGCGTGGGGTGCAGCGATAGCGCGTGGTCGACCAGGCGGCGGCCTACGCCCTGGCCGTGCCAGGCAGGGTCGATGAACAGCGCCTCCATATGCGTGCCTTCTATCAGCATGAAGCCGATGGGCTGGTCGTCCGTGTCGGTGGCCAGCCAGGCGGGGCTTTGCGGCAGGAAGGCGGCGACTTCCGCCTCTATGGCGGTGCGGTCGGCGGGGGTCAGGAAATCATGGGTCGCGTCGACGGCCTTGCGCCAGATGTCGAGCAGGCGGGCGCCGTCGGCGGCGCGGGCGGGGCGGATCGAACTCATGCCGCGCATATAGGGGCGTGGAGCGGATGGGCCAAATCCGCGCCTGGTGAAAATCGATGAATGGAGGCGGGGCGTGGGGCAACTGTCGGATTTCGAGCGGTTGGCGCTGATGCCGGACGCGGCGCGGGAGCGGGTGCTGGCGGGGCTGAACGGCGCGGCGGCGGATGCGCTGGCGCATGACTGGCGGTGGCTGGCGCGGCCGGAGCAACTGGCGCCGGAGGGGGACTGGCGCATCTGGCTGATGATGGCGGGGCGCGGGTTCGGCAAGACGCGGGCCGGGGCGGAATGGGTGCGGTCGGTCGCGGAGGGCGATCCGGCGGCGCGGATCGCGCTGGTCGGGGCGACGCTGGGCGAGGCGCGGGCGGTGATGGTGGAGGGGGCTTCGGGTGTCCTGGCCGTTTCGCCATGGTGGAACCGGCCTGCCTTCCTGCCTGCGCTGCGCAAGCTGGTGTGGCGCAACGGGGCGGTGGCGACCCTGTTCGGGGCGGCGGAGGCGGAGAGCCTGCGCGGGCCGCAGTTCAGCCATGGCTGGGCCGATGAGATCGCCAAATGGGCGGGCGGGCAGGCGGCCTGGGACAATCTGATGATGGGGATGCGGTTGGGTATTGCGCCGCGCGTGCTGGCGACGACGACGCCCCGGCCTGTGGCTCTGGTGCGAGGGCTGGTGGAGCGGAACGGTTCCGATGTCGTGGTGACGCGGGGGCGGTCGGCGGACAATGCGTCGCATCTGGCGGATGGGTTTCTGGCGGCGATGGAGCGGAACTATGGCGGCACGCGGCTGGGGCGGCAGGAACTGGACGGCGAGTTGATCGAGGAGGTCGAGGGCGCGCTGTGGAGCCGGGATCTGCTGGAGCGGTGCCGGGTGGCGCATGTGCGGGGGACTCTGGCGCGGGTGGTGGTGGCGGTCGATCCGCCTGCTTCGGTGCATGGGGATGCTTGCGGGATTGTCGTGGTTGGGTTGGGAGGGGATGGACGGGCTTATGTGATCGCCGATGCGACCGTGGAGGGCGCGACGCCGGAGGGGTGGGCGCGGGCGGTTGCGGCGGCGGCTTTGGTGCATGGCGCCGACCGGGTGGTGGCGGAGGCCAATAATGGCGGCGCGATGGTCGAGAGCGTGTTGCGGGCGGCGGAAGCCGGGCTGCCGGTGCGGCTGGTGCATGCAAGCCGGGGCAAGGTGGCGCGGGCGGAGCCGGTGGCGGCTTTGTATGAGGCTGGGCGCGTGGCGCATCGAGGCGGCTTTGCGGAACTGGAGGACCAGTTGTGCGGGTTGATGCTGGGGGGAGGTTATGTCGGGCCGGGGCGGTCGCCGGATCGGGCGGATGCGCTGGTTTGGGGGTTGACGGAGTTGATGCTTGGGAAGCGCGGGGAGGCGCGGGTGAGGGGGTTTTAGGGGGGGCGTGCGAAGGGTGGTGGAGGGGAAGGGGCGTGACCTGCGTATTTCCCCTCCACCACCGCCTTCGGCGGCGGTCCCCCTCCCCATGCTTCGCATAGGGAGGAATGGGAGAGTCCCCTCTAAGGTTGCGATTATTGCGGGGGTGGAATGAGGGAACAAGGGTTTGGGTTCTGCGTAGTCTATCCGTGTGATTTTTGAGGAGATTGGGTCATGAAATGGGCCGGATGGATGATGGTTGCGGGCGGGCTGGCTTTGGTGAGTGGGCCGGTGATGGCGGCTTCGCTGAACAGCAAGGAGCGGGCGCGGGTGGCTCGCGCTGCGCCGCGGGATCGGGATGATGTGCGCTATTGTCTGCTCCAGGCGAAGAAGGGGCGGGACAAGGGGACGGTGATCGGGGCGGCTGGTGGTGCTGGCGTCGGAGCCCTGGCTGGGGGGAATTTGGGCGAGTCCCTGCTGGCCGGTGCGGCGGGGGCTGTGGCCGGGCGCGTGATCGGGAAGAGCGAGGGGACGAATTCGGCCTGCGATCGGGTTTTGGCGCGCAATCCCTGAGGGGGTGGGGCCGCTGCCCCCCTCCAGGTTTCGCTAGGCAGCAAGCTGCCAAGCTTCACCATCCTCCCCCCGTTCCGGAGGGAGGATTTTTTTTGTGGGTGGGTTTATGAAATTTTTCGGGGTGAAGGCGGCGCGGGAGAGTGCGCGGCCGGTGTTGGCGCGGGCCTGGGGTTCGGGCGGGGTGGCGCTGGGCGAGTGGCCCGCCAGCTATGAGGCGCAGGTGCGGGCCGGGGTGGTCGGCAATCCGGTGGCGCAGCGGGCCTTGCGGCTGGTGGCGGAGGGGGCTGGCGGGACGGCTTTGGTTGTCGGGGGTGTTGGTGAGGAAGAGCGGGCGCGGGTGAAGGCGTTGGTGACGCGCTGTTCCTTCGGGCAGTCGCTGGTGGAGACGCTGGCGAGCCATTTGCTGCTGCATGGCAATGCCTATGTTCAGGTGATGAGCGGCGCGGACGGGGCGCCGGTCGAGCTTTATGCGCTGCGGCCGGAGCGGGTGAGCGTGGAGGCGGATGCGCGGGGATGGCCGGCGGCTTACCTCTATCGCGTGGGGGAGAGCGTGACGCGGCTGTCGCCGGAGGATGGGAGCGGGCGGACGGGGATCGTCCATCTGAAGGCGCTTCATCCGCTGGACGATCATTATGGTCTGGGTTGCGTGGGTGCGGCTGCCGGGGCGGTGGCGATCCACAATGCGGCGACGGTGTGGAACAAGGCGTTGCTGGACAATGCGGCGCGGCCTTCGGGGGCGATGGTCTATGATCCGGGCGACGGGTCGGTGATGGCGCCGGACCAGTATGAGCGGGTGAAGCGGGAGATGGAGATCGCCTTTTCCGGCGCGGCCAATGCCGGGCGGCCGATGCTGCTGGAGGGCGGGCTGGACTGGAAGGCGATGAGTCTGACGCCTGCGGAGATGGATTTCGTGGGATTGAAGGCGGCGGCGGCGCGGGAGATTGCGCTCGCTTTCGGGGTGCCGCCGATGCTGATGGGGCTGCCGGGGGACAATGCTTACGCCAATTATCGCGAGGCCAATCGGGCGCTGTGGCGGCAGACGATCCTGCCGTTGATGGCGAAGATTTGCGGCGGGCTGGCGCAGGGGTTGCAGGGGTGGTGGCCGGAATTGTGTCTGAATGTGGATCTGGATGCGGTGCCTGCGTTGTTCGAGGAGCGGAGCGCGATCTGGGAGCGGGTCGGGGCGGCGGATTTCCTGTCGGCGGAGGAGAAGCGGGCGGTTTTGGGGGTGTAGCCATGAAATATGATGGAGAGATGCTGGCGCGGCTGGTCGCGCAGGCTGAGGCGCAGCCGGTGGCGGCGGACATGCTGATGATCCGGGCGTTGATCGAGGAGGCGAGTGAACTGGGCGTTGGGCGGGCGCTGGAGCGGCTGGGGCTGGCGGATCGTGGGGCCGGGGACGATGTGCGGGAATTGCGTGAGCTGCTGGGCGCGTGGCGCGACGCGAAAAAGGCGGCGCGGGGGGCCGTGGTCGCATGGGTCGTGCGGGTGGTGATGGCTTTGCTGCTGTTGGGGATGGCGGTGAAGCTGGGGCTGGCGGGGCTGGTGCATGAGTGACGTGCGGTTCGCCGGATATGCGGCGGTGTTCGACCGGGTGGACCGGGGCGGCGATGTGGTGCGGGCGGGGGCCTTTGCCGGGGTGGCGGCGGGGGTGCCTTTGCTGTGGCAGCATCGGCCGGGGGAGGTGATCGGGACGGTCGAGAAGGTCGAGGAGGATGCACGGGGCCTGCGCGTGATCGGGCGGGTTTCGGGGCGGACTGCGGCTGGGCGGGAGGCTGGGAGGGCCTTGCGCGAGAAGGCCGTGGATGGGCTTTCCTTTGGCTATCGGGTGCGGGAGGCGCGGGGTGCCTCGCCGCGGGAATTGCTGGAGCTGGAGGTGGTGGAGGTGAGCGTCGTGACGCATCCGATGCAGGATCTGGCGCGGGTGATTGCGGTGGAGGGGGTGGAGCAATCCCCCTCTTCCAACTTCGCCTAACCGGCAGAGCCGGTAAGGCTTCGTATCCTTCTCCCCCAGGGGAGAAGGTTTTTTAGGGCGGTCCGGTGGGCCGCCCTTTTTCGTGGGAGTGGTGGATGACGGATCAGTTGGAAGCGAGCTTTGACGCGGTGGTGCAGGGTGAGCGCATCGCCGGGCTGGAGAATGAAGTCGCGGCGTTGAAGGGGGCTTTGCTGGTTCAGCAGAGGCCTGCGCTGGATGGCGTGAAGGGCGGGGCGGTCGATCCGCGTCGGGCGGCCTTTGTCGAGCGCTATGTGCGGCAGGGGCTTGAAGCGGGAGTCGAACTCAAGAGCTTTTCCGGGGCGAGCGGTGGCGCGGGCGGCTATGCGGTGCCGCGGGAGATCGATCAGATCATCGATGCGACGTTGAAGGGGATTTCGCCCATTCGCGCCATCGCCAATGTCGTGCGGACGGGGTCGGCGGGTTATCGCAAGCTGGTGACGTCGGGCGGGATCGTGTCGGGCTGGGCCAGCGAGACGGGCGCGCGGACGGAGACGGCCACGCCTGTCTTCAACGAGATCGTGCCGCCTTCGGGCGAGCTTTACGCCAATCCGGCGGCGTCGCAGGCGATGCTGGACGATGCGCAATTCGATGTCGAAGGCTGGCTGGCGGGGGAGATTGCCCGCGAGTTCGCGGCGGCGGAGGGGGCGGCCTTCGTCAACGGCAATGGGACGAACAAGCCCAAGGGTTTCCTGACCTATACGGCCACCAATGAGGCCGACAGCGTGCGGGCCTTCGGGTCGCTGCAATATGTGGCTTCGGGGGCTTCGGGGGCCTTTGCGGCGGCGGGTCAGGACAAGCTGATCGATCTGGTGCAGAGCCTGCGCGCGCCCTATCGGCAGGGGGCCTGTTTCGTGATGAATTCGGCCACGCTGGCGGTCATTCGCAAGATGAAGACCAGTGACGGGGCGTTTATCTGGCAGCCTTCGCTGATCGCGGGGCAGCCGGCGACCTTGCTGGGGTATCCGGTGGTCGAGGCTGAGGATATGCCGGATATTTCGGCTGGGTCGATGTCCATCGCCTTCGGTAATTTCCAGGCGGGCTATGTGATATCCGAACGCAGCGAGACGAGCATTTTGCGCGATCCGTTCAGCAACAAGCCGTTCGTTCACTTTTACGCGGTGAAGCGGATCGGCGGGGCTGTGGCGAATTCGGAGGCGATCAAGCTGATGAAGTTCGCGGCTTCCTGAGGTCTCGCCCTCATCCAACTTCGCCTAGGCGGCTTTGCCGCCAAGGCTGCGTATCCTTCTCCCGCAGGGAGAAGGAAGACGGGGGGCGTCCTTTGGGGCGTCCCCTTTTTCTTGGGGAGGGGCCATGTTGGCGGATCTCAAGGCCTGGTTGCGGATCGGGTCGGATGATGAGGATGGCGTGCTGGAGCGGCTGTTGGGGAGCGCTTCGGGGCTTTGCGAGCAGTTTATCGGGCAGTGGCTGGTGGTGCGGGACGCCGCCGAGACCATCGTGGCTGACGGGAGTTGGCAGAGGCTGACGGCGCGGCCGGTGGTGGCGATATTGGGGGTGGAGGTGGCGGGCGTGCCTTTGGCGACCGGCGCCTATGCGGTCGATATCGATGCTTCGGGTGACGGCTGGGTGCGGGCGCGGCTGGTGGATGGGCCGGGCAAGGTGACGGTGCGCTATCGGGCGGGGCTGGCGGCGGATGTCGAGGGGCTGCCTGAGGCGATCCGGCAGGGGATCGTGCGGCTGGCGGCGGAGCATTTCACGGCGCGGGACGGGGAGGTGGCGACGCCGCCTGCGGTGGTCAGCGCCCTGTGGCGGCCCTGGCGGCGGATGCGGCTGGCGTGAGGGCGCGGCTTTGGGCGCTGGTGGAGGAGCGCGTGGCGGCGCGGCGGCGGGGGATTGCCGCTGCCGCTTTGGCGGTGGGGGTTGAGGACGCTGTGGTCGAGGGGGAAGTCGTGCGCTTGGCCGGGGTTGGGCTGAGGCGGCGGTGGATGGGCGATCTGGCGCTTCGGGAAGCGGGGAGAGGGCGATGAGCGCGGAGGTGGCGGTGCGCGGGGCGCTGGTGGCGGCGCTGCGCGGGGATGCGGTGTTGATGGCGGGATTGAACGGGTTGTTCGATGGCGCGCCGGGGCGGGCCAGTGCGCCCTATGGCGTGCTGGGGGATTGTGTCGCGCTGGATTGGGGCGCGAAGGATCTGGACGGACGGGAATTGGTGGTGACCGTCAGTCTGTTCGATGTCGGGGAAGCGCCTGTGCGGCTGGCGGGGTTGTTGGCGCGGGTGGATGCCGTGGTGCGGGCGGTTGGGCTGGTTGGCGGCTGGCGGGTTGTCGGGGCGCGGCTGGTGCGATCGCGGGTGGCGCGGACGGGCGCGCGCGACGGGTGGCAGGCTTTGGTGGATTATCGGGTGCGGGTGGTGGGGGTTTAGGCCGGGCGCGGTTTACAGCGCTGAGGGTGTTTTTGCCGGATAGGGCGGAAGCTCGCTGCGCTCGCACCCACCCCTGGCCCCTCCCTTGAAAGGGAGGGGAATGTTGGGGGTCAGGACTTCGAATAGTCTTCGAATTCGCCGAGAATCTTGTCCCTATATTCGCTGATCTGGTCGTCCGCGTCGGACTGGGCGGCCTTTTCCGTCATGCCGCTCGACTTGTCGTCCGCGACGATCGCGGCGCGGAAGGCGGCTTCCTTGGCGCCGCATTGCTCCTTCAGCGTGGCCTGAAAATCGCTGAGCGTCAGTTTCTTGTCGATGGCGGGCTGCACCTGTTTGGACAGGCATTCCGAATAGGCCTTGCGGCCGTTGCCGACGGCGTCGCCGCTTTGCGGGGCGGCGGCCAGCAGCAGCATCAGGGGGGCGGTCACGAACATTTCAGGTCTCTCCAAATCCCGAATCTTGCACGGTTTATCGTAGAGGAGAATGCGCCATGGGCGTGGAAAAAGGAAGCGCGTTTCTGTTGAAAATAGGGGATGGCGGGGCGCCGGTCGCCTACGCCACCGTGGCGGGGATGCGCACGACGCAACTGTCCGTCAATGGCGAGGCGGTGAACGTCACCAGCAAGGATTCAGGCGGTTGGCGCGAATTGCTGTCGGGCGCGGGGGTGCGGTCCGTCAGCGTGTCGGCGGCGGGCATCTTCACCGGATCGGCGGCGGAGGTGCGGCTGCGCAACCATGCGTTGGCGGGGACCATCGGCGATTATGAGCTGAGTTTCGAAAGCGGCGAGAAGATGCGCGGGCGGTTCCTGGTGACGCGGCTGGACTATGCCGGGGATTATAATGGGGAGCGTAACTATGCGCTGAGCCTGGAGAGTAGCGGGCCGGTGGTGTCGCTGTGAGCGGGGCTAATGGCGCGAGGGGGGAGGCGGCGCTGGAACTGGGTGGGGAGCGCTTTGTGTTGCGGCCCAGTTTTGCGGCTTTGGTGGCGGCTGAGGAGGAATTGGGGCCGTTGTTCGCGCTGGTGGAGCGGGCGGCGGACGGGAAGCTGTCGCTTGGCGAGATGGCCGGGCTGTTCTGGCATTGTCTGGCGGAGCCGCCCGCGGGGTTGACGCGGGAGGCTTTGGGTGAGGCGATCGTCGGCGTGGGGTTGGCGAAGCTGACGCCTCTGTTGCGGGGGATTTTGGCGCAGATTCTGGGGGGACGATGAGCTTTTTCAAAGCGGCGGCGCGGCTGGCCGGGGTCGCGGGGTGGTTGCTGGGGTGGCGGCCGGAGGAATTCTGGCGGTCTACCCCGGCGGAGTTGGAGAGCGTTTTGCGGGCGGCTCGTGGGGATGACGCGGCGGAAGTGGGGATGGATCGGGGGGAGTTGGAGAGGTTGCGGGGGGTGATGCCGGATGGGGTTTCCAGTGGGGCACGCCCCCACCCCAACCCTTCAAACGAGTCACGTGCCTCGTTTGAACCTGAAGGGGAGGGGCTATAATATGGACGAGGAAATCGACAATCTGATCGTGCGGGTGCGGGCGGATCGGCAGGCCTTTGCTCAGGATGTCGAAGCCATGTGCGGGGAGTTGGAAGGGCCTCTTGCCACGGGCGCTGAGCGGGCGGGGCGGCGGATCGAGCGGGAGTTGTTGCGGGCCGCCAGGTCCGGGAAATTCGGGTTTGAGGAGTTGAAGGCCATTGCGCTGCGAGTGCTGGATGACATTGCGGCCAGCGCTTTGCGGGCGGGGATGGGCAGTGTCGGCGGCGGTGGGCTGGTCGGGTTGGCGGGGGCCGTGTTGGGCTTGCCGGGGCGGGCGACTGGCGGGCCGGTTGCGCCGGGGCGGGCCTATGTCGTGGGGGAGCGGGGGCCGGAGGTCTTTGTGCCGACGGCGAGCGGGCAGGTCGTTCCCAATGGCGGCGGTGGTGCGCGGGATGTCCGGGTGAGCATCGCGGTGCAGGGGCAGGGGGCGGATAGCGCCCGGTTGCTGGCGCGCAGTGCGCGGCAGGTGGCTCGCGCGGTGAGGGGGGCGATAGGCGGATGAGTGCTTTGAGCTATTGGCTGGCGGATGCGCGGCGGGGGCAGGAGGCGCGGTTCATGAAGCGGTTTTCGCCTGCTTATTGGACCGTCAATTTTCCTCGGCCGATGATGGCGAGTGTCGTCACCACTGCGCCGGATGCGTTGCGGGTGGATGCTGTTTTCTATGGGTCGGGGGATCTGGCGGGGCTGATCTGGGAGGCGGAGGACAAGTGGAGTCATGCCCTGCTGGCCTATGAGACGGATCGGGATTTTCGCGACTGCGTGCTGCGCTTTCGCTGGCGGAGCGGGGGGCTGCGGCGGCTGGATGAGACGCATGGGCCTACGCTGACCATCGAGGGGCGGGATGCGGCGGGCGTGCCGCGTAGCTGGTATGTGCGCTTGTGGAATTATGCGAGCGGTGGGGCTGAAGATGCTGTCGTTACACTGGATTTTGCCAATCTGGAGAGCGGCTTTCTGTTGAGCGACGGGGAGCCGGTCTGGGCGGGGGATGTGGACCGGATGTTCATCTCGCTCGTCGCGCCGGGTTATGATGCGGGGAGTATGGCCTTTGCCGCCGGTGTTGAGGGATGGTGTGAGCTTTCCGGGATAAGGTGCGATGGGGCCGGGTCGGTGCTAGCGGTGGGTGATGTGGTCTTGCCGGAGCATGGGCTGTCGATGGCGACGGGCTATGACGATTGTTTCAACCAGACGCCGGAGCGGATCGTCGCTTCGATCCATGCGCTGGGCTATCGCGGGGACATCAACCATTATGCCGGGATGAGCCATTATTTCCGGCTCGAACCGGTGGGGGGCGGGCTTTACGTCAGTTTGGCGGGCGGGGTGCTGAATGCGCCTTGTGTAGCCTGGCATGCGGATTTTGCGCGGCGGGCGAAGGCGCTGGGGCTGGGGGTGATCTGGTCGCTTTCCTATGAATTGTTCGATGCGCATTGCTGGAATGACTGGAAGCAGCGGGCGGAGGATGGCGCGCCCGCGCTGACGGGGTGGTCGCCGCCTTCGACCTTGCTCTCGCCCGCGCATGACGGGGCGATGGGTTATTTGCGGGTGGTGGCCGGGGCCTTTGTTTCCATTGGCTTGGCCGCCGGGATTTCGATCAAATTTCAGGTGGGGGAGCCGTGGTGGTGGGTGATGCCGGGCGATGGGCGCATCTGCCTGTATGACGATGCGGCGCGGGCGGTCTTTGGCGGCTTGCTGGTTTCGATTGCGGATGTCCGGGGGGCTTTGAGTGGGCCTCAAAAGGCTTTGCTGGATAAGGCGGGGGAGGTGTTGGCGGCTTCCACGGCGGCGCTTTGCGCCTGGGTGAAGGGGGTGGCGCCGGGGGCGGTGACGCATTTGCTGGCCTATCTGCCGACGGTGCTCGATCCGGCCGCGCCGGAGGCGAAGCGGGCGAACATGCCGTTGGGATGGGCTTCGCCTGCTTTCGATGTGTTGCAACTGGAGGATTATGACTGGGTGACGGAGGGGCGGGAGCGGCTGACCGCGCTGGGGATCGAACTGGCGGTCGGGCGGCTGGGCTATCCTGTCGAAGAGCAGCATTATTTTTCGGGCTTCGTGCTGCGTGGCGAGGATGCCGGGCAGTGGCGGGAGATCGCGGCGGCGGCGGATGCGGCTGTGAAGCGGGGGACGGCGGCGACCTTTGTCTGGGCGCTGCCGCAGGTGGCGCGGGATGGCTTCACCTGCTTCCGGCTGGATGGGGAGGATGATGTGCAGGCCTTTGACGATGTGGCTTTTCCTTTGGGCGTAGGGCGGGAGGCGAGCGTGGCGCCGGCCTTTTCCACGCAGGTCGTGGAGAGCGTTTCCGGGCATGAGCGGCGGAGCAGCGATTGGGCGGATGCGCGGCTGTCCTTCGATGCGGGGCCGGGGGTGCGGTCGGAGGCGGATATGGCGGCGTTGATCGCTTTCTTCCGGGCGCGGCGAGGGGCGGCGCGGGGGTTTCGGTTCAGCGATCCCTATGATGATCGCAGTTGCGGGATTGGCGAGGCGCCGGGGCCTTTGGATCAGCGGCTGGGGCTGGGCGACGGGGTGCGGGCGGAGTTTCCCTTGCAGCGCTTTTATGGGCTGGGTGAGGAGGCGCAGGCGCGGCGGATCACGCGGCCGGTAGCGGGGACCGTTCGCGTGGCCGTCGACGGGGTCGAGATGGTCGGCGGGTGGAGTCATGTGGGGTTGGGGGTGATCGCCTTCGATGTGGCTCCGGTTGCGGGGGCGGTGTTGACGGCGGGATTTCGGTTCGATGTGCCGGTGCGTTTTGCGGAGGATCGGCTGGACATCAATCGGGCGACCTTTGCGGCGGGGGAAGCGCCTTCGGTACCCTTGGTGGAGATACGGGAATGAGCGGGCTGGAGGCTTTGGACCGGCCGCTCGCGACTTTGGCCTTTTGCTGGCGGATCGAGCGGCGGGACGGGGTGACGATCGGGCTGACCAGCCATGACCGCGATCTGGCCATTGGGCATCTGCTGTATCGGGCGGCGCCGGGGATGACGCCTTCGGCCGTGCGGAGCGGGATCGGGGTCGAGGGGAGCGACGCCGATGTGGAGGGGGCGTTGACGGCGGATGCGATCAGCGAGGCCGATCTGATGGCGGGGCGCTGGGATGGGGCTGCGCTGGAGTTGCGGCTGACGGAGTGGGAGGCTCCGGGTGATTTGTGGTTGTTGCTGGCGCGGGGGGAGATTGGCGCGGTGGCGCGCAAGGCGGGGGCTTTCACGACGGAACTGGTGGGGGCGATGGCGGCCTTGAAAGCGCCGGTTGCGCCTTCGACTTCGCCGGATTGCCGGGCGGCGCTGGGGGATCGGCAGTGCCGGGTCGATCTGGCCGGGCGGCGGCGGGTGGTCGTCGTGGCGGGGGTCGAGGATGCGGTTGTCGCTGTGCCGGGGGTGGCAGCGGGGGCCTATGCCTTTGGGACTTTGCGGTGGTTGACCGGGGCAAATGGCGGGATCGTGCAGGGGGTGGTGGATAATGATGACGGGGCGGTGACTTTGGTCGATCCGCCGCCTTTTGCTGTCGAGGCCGGGGCCTTGGCTTTGTTGACCGAGGGGTGTGACCGGCAGTTGGCGACCTGTGCCGGGCGGTTCGGCAATGCGGTGAATTTTCGGGGGGAGCCTTATCTGCCGGGGACGGATTTGCTGACGCGCTATCCGGGGGCGGCTTGAGCGCGGTCGTGGCGGCGGCGCGGGCCTTGGTGGGCGTTCGGTTCCGGCTGCATGGGCGGGTGCCGGAGCGGGGGCTGGACTGTGTGGGGCTGGCCGCGCTGGTGCTGGGGCGGGCGGCTCCGCTGGGATACGGGCTGCGGTCGGGGGATGAGGGGCTGGCGGCGGAGTGGTTGCGGGCGGCGGGGTTGCGGCGGGTCGAGGCGGCGCGGGATGGCGATCTGGCGCTGGTGCGGCCGGGGCCTTTGCAGCTTCACGTGATGATCGTGGTGCCGGGCGGGCATGTGCATGCCCATGCGGGCGTGGGGCGCGTCGTGGAGATGCCAGGGGAGTCGCCCTGGCCGGTGCTGGGTTACTGGCGGCCAGAATAGCGGGCGGCGATTAGGAGATATTTTTATGGCGACGATTGTGTTGACCGCCCTTGGCACGGCCATTGGCGGGCCGCTGGGTGGCGCCATTGGCGGAATGATCGGCAATAGCTTCGATCATGCGGTGCTGTTCAAGCCCAAGGGGGTCGAAGGGCGGCGGCTGACCGAGGTGCAGGTGCAGACGTCTACTTATGGTTCGCAGATACCGAAGCTGTTCGGGACGATGCGGGTGGCGGGAACGGTGATCTGGGCGACCGACCTGAAGGAGACGCGGCACAGGAGCGGCGGGGGCAAGGGGCGGCCCCGCGTCACCAGTTACAGCTATTCGGCGAGCTTTGCCGTGGCCCTGTCGGCGCGGGCCGTGCGGTCCGTCCGGCGCATATGGGCGGACGGGAATCTGCTGCGGGGCGTGGCGGGGGATTTCAAGACGGAAGTCGGGGCCTTTCGCCTGCATGGCGGGGGCGAGGACCAGGCGGTCGATCCGTTGATCGCGGCGGCGGAGGGCGTGGGGCTGACGCCGGGGCATCGCGGGATCGCCTATGCGGTGTTCGAGGATCTGGCGCTGGCGGATTACGGCAATCGGATTCCTTCGCTGACTTTCGAGGTCGAGGCGGACGAGGGGGCTGTTTCGGTTGCCGGGCTGGCCGCCGAGTTGAGCGGGGGGATGTTGACCGGCGAAGGACTGGGTTCGCTGGGCGGCATGGCGGCGAGCGGTGCTGATGTGGGCGATGCTCTGGCGCCGCTGGTGGAGGCGTTCGGGCTGGCGCTGGTGGCGGATGATGGCGGGTTGCGTTTGCGTGCTTCCGGGACGGAAGGTGGGGCCGCGGTTGGCGGCGGCGGGCTGTGCCGGTCGGTGAACGGGCGGACGCTGGAGGGTTTTGAACAGTCGGGCGGAGCGGCCGATGGCGTGCCGGTGGCGCTTTCGGTGCGCTATTATGATGCGGAGCGGGATTATCAGGCGGGCGTGCAGCGCATCGGCAGGCCGGGGCCAGGGCGGCTGGAGCAGGGGATGGACCTGCCCGCCGTGCTGACGGGCGAGGAGGCGCGGTCGCTGGCGGCGCGGAAGATGGGCATGGCCTGGACCGGGCGCGCGACGATGACCTTGCGGTGCGGGTGGGATGCATTGCGCCATGCGCCGGGGGATGTCGTTACCGTCGACGGCGTGCCGGGGCTTTGGCGGATCGAGGAACGGGAATGGGAGGCGATGGCCGTGCGGCTGGCGTTGCGGCGCGTGCCGGGGGCTGGCGCGGCGATGCCGGCGGGGGCGTCCTCTGGCGCGGTCGTGCGGCAGGCGGACAGGCCGCATGGGCCGACGACGCTGATGCTGGCGGACCTGCCGCCGATCCGGGACGGGCTGGTAACGGCGCCGGTCGTCGTGGCGGCTGCGAGCGGGGGCGAAGGGTGGCGCGGCGCGGCGCTGTTCGCGATCGGCGCGACCGGGGAGGCTTCGCCTGTCGGGCGGACGGCGGGGCGGGCGGTGATGGGGCGGCTGGATGCTGCATTGCCTGAGGGAAGCGCGACGTTGATCGATGCCGTCCATGCCGTGCAGGTCACGCTGCTGGCGGCGGACATGGAATTGAACGGGGCGGATGAAGCGGCGCTGGCGCTGGGGCGCAACCTGTGTCTGGTCGGGCGGGAGCTGATCCAGTTCAGCCATGCGGTGCAGACCGGGGAGGCGAGCTTCCGGCTGGAAGGGTTGCGGCGCGGGCTGTTCGGAACCGAATGGGCGATGGCGATCCATGAAGTGGGCGAGGATTTCCTGCTGCTGGAGGAGGACCGGTTGGTCGAGCCGCTTGCTGCCTATGGCGGCGTGCCGGAGATGGGCGGGGCCGTTCGCATCGCGGCGGTCGGCGTGGGCGACAGCGAGCCGGGCGAAGCGTCCCTGACGGTGACGGGGGAGGCGGTCGTGCCGCCTTCTCCGGTCCATCTAACGGCGAGGGCGGACGGCGCGGGCGGCTGGACCATCGGCTGGACGAGGCGGAGCAGAAACGGGTGGCGCTGGACCAGCGGGACCGACGTGTCGCTGGGCGAGGACCGGGAGGAGTATGAACTGCGCCTGCTGGCCGGGGCGGACGAGCTGCGTCGGGTTGTCACCGACCGACCCTTCTGGACCTATGACGCGGCGGCGGTGGCCGAGGACATGGGAAGCGCGGGCGAACGGGCGGTGGAGGTGCGGCAGATCGGTTCCCACGCGCTGGGACGGGCTGCGCGGCTGGTTCTGGCGGGCTGAACGGGACTTTTCCCCTCTCAAACAAGAAAGGATAATCGGATCATGACGGACTCGACCTTCCGCTGGGCCTTGCCCCAGCTTTTTGCCGGGCAGGCGCAGAAGGAGCTGTTCCACAATGAGGCGCTGGCGCGGGTCGACATGCTGCTGCACGGCGCGGTGGAAAGCGCGGACGAGCATGTGCCGCCCGCTTTGCCCGCGGTCGGCGCATGCTGGATCGTGGCGGCGGGCGCTTCGGGCGCGTGGGACGGGCGGGCGGGCGCCCTGGCCTGCTGGACCGAGGGGGGGTGGCGTTTTGCCGATCCCCGCGCCGGGCTTTCGCTGTGGGTGGCGGACAGGGGGCATGCCATGTTGCATGACGGGACGGGCTGGCGGGATTGCGGCGCGGGGGGCGACGGATTCCATGTCGGCGGCGAGCGGGTCGTCGGAGCGCGGGCGGCGGCCATCGCCAATCCGTCGGGCGGCGCGACGGTGGACGCGGAGGCCCGTTCCGCGCTGGCGGCCATATTGGCCGCGTTGCGGGCGCACGGCTTGATTGCGGCCTGA